ACGCTATATGAGTTCTCTGACATCTTCTCCTCCTGAAGCTTCATTAATCTTGTTGCCTCTTTAGTCAATCTCTTTTGTCTCTGCTCGTTAGTTAACGTGTCAGCTAATTTGAATTTTGGATTCTGTTTTTTGACAAAAGCCTGCAAGTCTTTTACCTCTTGTTCTAAGTTTTGTTTTTCTTCAGTTACGTATGTATTGATATCGTTCAAAAGAACAATCTCTCCTGTTGTCCCATCTTCATTTTTTGTCACAATAGAATCGTATCCTTCTTTTTTCAATGCATTAGATAGCCTTTTACCCTTCTTATTTCCATACTGTTTAGAAAGTGTACGCTTATATTCTATCTGAGTGTCTCCCGTTACATCAATAACTAATGGGGATTTTAACTGTATGTCCCCTGTCTCAAAACCTTGAGGTGTAAAGTCGCTAACCTTTTGTGTTACATAAGTTCCTGATGCCTCTACATCCTGACCAAACTCTTTACCCATTTTAGGGGCAGGCTCAGTATTTCTATTATAAGATATAGTGACAGGAGTTTTAGTTGATACTTTATCGCCTCTTACTTCTGTAACTTCAGTCTTTTTAGTAACCTTTACTTTAGGTGCAACCTCTATGTTGTCCGACAAAACCTTTAACGCATCTTCCTTAGACTCTACATTAGACTCTATGACTTCCTCTCCCTGTCTTACTGAGAACTTACCGTCAGGCTGAGTAATAACTTGACCCTTAACCTCGTTAGTTGTCTCGCCTATTACGTCCTCAACTATAGCACCCTCTTCTACTTGTACGTTTGAGGTAGTAGGTTTAGTTGAAATAGTTAACGCTTCTTCGACTTCAGTTGTCTCAGTGGTCGTAGGTTCTGCGGTTTGTTGAATAGTCCGTAGGTCCTCTTCCACCGCTTGTATATCTCCGGTTTGTTTATCCTCAGAAACTCTTCCTGTTTTTTGCTTTTGAATGGCATCTTTTTTACTTATTAATAATTTTTGTACTTCAGGGTCATATAACACTGCGGTAGACCGATGCAATATTTTATTTAACCTCTTTGATTCATTAAGTTTTTTTATAAATTGGTCACGAGTTACTTGTCTGCCTCGCCACATATACTTACCTGTCTTAGCCCTTTCAGTTTCAGGTTTACCTAAAATTAAATCTAAGTTTACCTGTTCTGTTACGCCTTCCATTAAAAGTCTGTTGTACTCTTTGTCTGTAAGAACACCTTCATCCAACATTTTTTTATATTGAGTACGTTGTTCTGTACTCAGCCCTTGAACTTTTCCTGTCTCTGCTATCTGTGATATCTCGGCATTTATTTCTTTTATCTTACCTTTAAATACCTCTCTTGTATTTGTTGTTTGACTTAATTTATTACGAGCCTCAATCAATCTGCCTAGCCTTGTCTTAACATTTTTCTTCGTGGTTAGCTTAGTTCCCCTTACTGCTAAAGAACTAATAGGTCCACCTGTAACAGAAGCAAGCTCGTTCACTTCTCTACGTATACCAATGTTTTCTCTAATTTTTTGTGCTTGGTCTGAATCTATCTTACCAAGTTTTTCCATATTGTCTGTCCACTTATTTATACGTGTATCGCTTGCAGACTCATTCATCATAAAGTCCATATCATTAGCAAGCTTATCAGCAATGCTTACGTTGTTTTTATTTCTTTGGTCTCTATAGATATTTATTGCTGCGTTAGATACGTTGTTACCGCCTGCTCCACCTGCCTCAGCTCCAATCTCTTTCCAATCAAGCTCATCTCCTACGCTTGCCTGTGCTAAGCCTTCCCCTAATGCTTCCATTGCCGGGTCAAACACTGCACGTTCTGCTGCAAATAAAGCTGCTACTGCAGGACGTGAGGCAAAAGTACCTGCCTTAAATACTCTACCTGCAATACTTGCTGATATCATATCAACCGCACCAATCACGAGACCTCTTTTTACACCTCTATCATTGGCTTCATCCCACACCTCTTTTTTCATTAACCCCTCTGCAACCTCGTCAGGATTAAGAATATTAAACCCTTGGTTTTCTAATGCCTCAATAACTGAATTAGAATACTCCATTGCAAAGCTTGTTGCTGCAAATCCTGTCCTTATACCCCAAACACCACCTGTTATACCACCGCTTATAGCACCGGGAATTGCACCGACTCCACCTGCAGTTGAACCTGCAGCTCCACCAATACCTGCTCCAATCCCCACACCGGAAGCACCCGCTGAAGGTACAAGCCACATCCCGTAAGGTAGCATTTGACTTAAAGAGTTAGCTGCTAAGCCAATCATCCACTCAGCAGGGTCCCTTAAGAAATTATTCCACCCCTCTTTTGCACTTACCTGCCCAAAATATCTTGCGTTTACACGTGATGTTTTTCCTGACTGCTCAGATAGATGTTGAGCAATTTTTTCTGCGGCTTCTTTTTTATCGAACTCATTATCCAAGTCTGTAATACCCATACTTATCATAACGATTTGTTCCATGGCATTACCACGTGCAAAACCATCTGTCCAAGCGGTAGATACACTTTCCCAATTATCCAAGTACGCATCTTGAATGTTTTTATTTTCTTTCTTAGAAAAATAAGTCTCGGCAATATCATACTTCAACGCTGCTAAATCTTCAGTTGCAGACACCGTATTTAACTGACTAAGATACCTGTCTGTCAATGTAGCCTCGTATTGGTCCTTAGGGATATAGTTAACAACGTCCTTTGCCCTTATGCCCAATGTGTTTATAGCATCAGCGTCTATCTTCATATAGTCTATCTGTGCCTGACGGTTGATTTCAGCAGCATTTGTTGCGGCTTGCCTTTGTTTTTTTGCTAAATATGCATCAAAGTCTTCCCTTGTCCTCGCTATGTTTTGGTCATCTATATAGGTTTTAAATAACCTATCTTCTGTTTCTTCAATTTCTTTTATTCTTTCTGAAGCATCACTACGCAATACACCGTTGACAAAAAACTTACCATAAAGTTCTTTCTCTTCATCGGTTAGGTTTGATTCTAACTTGTCTCTAGGCTCACCCTCCAATATCTCTTCAAGAAACATTCTTTCATCACGAGCCTGTTCGTACATATCAAACCCTGCCTTTGCTACATTGTAGTCAAGACCTCTCTCTGTATAGAATCTTTCCGCCTCAAGGTCTACGGTGCTAACATCTTTCCATCCCCCCTCTGCAAAGTCCTGTGCCTCCTCTTCAGAGTCAAAAGAAAATACCTCACCTCTTTTCTTAGCTTCTGCAATAGCCTCTTCAGTAGATAATAACTCCCAATCTATTGGCTTAGATGTTACGTTTTCAGGGTCTTTTGGGAATAGTGTTGGTGCTGCGTAATGCTTGCCATCTTCCTCATAAGACATCATCCTTACAGTAGACTGTGAGCCATCAGCGTTAACCAAAGCCACAGGTCTTATGTTCTTAACCTTTAATGCTTTATCTAATGCATTTTCTTCTGTCTCATCTACCTGACTACCTATAGGTACTGCATTACTTCTTACAAAATCTTTAAGCCTATCTGCATATTTTTGGTCAGCATCCCCGGTAAAGTTATCTAGCTCAATAACATCTCTTGCACCTGTGTATATATTTCTTATTACTACCCTATCAAATCCTAACATACCGTAGTCTTCAACAACAAAACCATATTTTCCTAAAGTGGAATTTAATATAGGGGTGACATCGTCAGACTGACCTGCCATCAACTCAGAATTTATAATACTTAAAGCTTGATTAAAATCTTCATCTCCTGACAAAGCAACTCGCTCAGAGTTCTCTTGGATTTTTGCTTCTGCCTTTCTATCAGCCTCCTGTCTTTTTAATAAGTCTTCTTCAGCCTTTGTATATTCTGATTCTTCAAGTTCTTTTGCAAGCTTGTCTTGTGCTGCCTTGTTTTTCTCTGCTTGTTCTTGTTGTTGGATGTAAAGCTGACCGGCTTTACTTTGCTTCCATTTGTTTTCATACTCAGTTACCTCGTCAAGAGCAAGGGAACTTATGGTGGTATTATCAGATGCAAGGTTTTTATAGTTAGGCTTAAATCCTACTGCACTATAAAAATCTTTTTCTGAAATAGGAGTATCTGAATTAAGGATAGCAAGCTCCTTATCTTCTTTTGATACCGACCCAATATCTTCCGACATTGAATCCCCAACTTGTCCTTCTTGTGGAGTTTGAATTGGATTTTTTTTTTCAAACTGTACAGAGATGTCTTCCCATTGATTACCAAACTTATCTTTTAGTTCGTTCTCTGTAAACTCTTTTCCGTTTGGAGCTACGTAGGTAGGCATAGTAACCTCTTCACTAGTCATCTCTTGGATTTCCTCTGTGGTTTCTACAAACTGACCTGTAGCCACAAGCTTACCAAAGTCTTCTCCAAATCGTTGACGTAATGACGACTCTGTTAGGATTTTCCCGTTAGGGGTTTTGTATCTTTTTTCTTCTTCCATATAATATATGTTGGTGTCCTACAGGACACCATTGTATTTATTTAAATTAACAAGGACCCAAGTCAGCACCTGTAGCCTCGTCTATTTTCCTTCCATTCTTACACTCACTCCCACTACCTGACGTACTTTCTTTTGCTTGGAATATACCTGCATCTATAAGTTGCACTATCTCAGCTTTACTCATACTTATCTTAAGATATTTTATTAAGTCATTCGCCTCTGTCTGAGCCTCTGCCCCTTTGGTATCAGTAGTTATTACGTGCTCCGAGTAGGTGTCGTCCTTGCCCTTGCTGATAGTTACTACGTCTTTACCATCAGCCCCAAAGTCTAAGGTGTAGCCTAAGTCTTTTAGTACCTGTCCGTATTGTTTAACCCAATCATCTTCGCTAAGATTTTTAGTCTTAATGTTTAGTGATTGAATATAAGAGTCATAACTATCTGAAGCACTTGGTTTTTGTTTAATATTGAATTTAGCATTACCTATCTCTGCGGATAATGTCTTACCTTTAATATATAAACTGTCTTCAAGAACTTTGCTTACGTCTTTTATATCTGTAAACTCTGTAACAGCACCTATTATCCAATCGTCTTGAGGGATGGTGTTGTTCTTACTATCTTTAAATTTAAAGGTTCTGAAATCACCATTTCTGTATTTAATAGTTACACCTGTAGTACTTCTGTCTACCTCTACTGCTTTATTGCCATCGGAAGGGATACCTTTATTAACTAATCCTAATAAGAAATTAGAAGCACTATCTATTTGACCGGCTGTACCATAATACAGCTCTCCTAAGTTATTCATTAGGTCTACCTTATTCTTATATGCATCTTTACCTTCAGTTATAGACGTTGGCTCATAAGGAGTAATTCCTGCAGCCTTAGCTTGTTTTTTAACATCAATCTGAGCTCGTATCGCTACTCGTGCTTGTGCCTCTGCTATTTCTTTTTGTTCATCAGTAAATACAGAAGAGCCATTAGCATCTTTTGAGGTGTCTCTATATATAAGATTGCCACCCGGTCCCTGTGCGTCAAACTCTGCTTTGTCGTATGTATATGTATACTTCTCTCCATTAGGTGCGGTAACCTTCGTGTCTGTTAAGATAGAACCTATATTGTTTGGAACCGCCAACATTGATTGAATCTGCATATTTTCCCAATCCTTATATTCTGAAGCAAACTTTTTTGCCTCCCCGTCTATTGCATACTTACCGCCTTTAGCGTCTATCTCAGTCAATACAGTATTCAAACTACCTTGACCTGCATATTTTATAACCGCATTTTCAACCTCTCCTAATACCTTAACTCTTTCTGCAGCTTGTTCGTTTAGCTTATACTTATTGTATTGTTGCTTCATTCTTGCACGAAGCTGATTTATTTGTACAAAATCATTGGGGTTCTTACTCATTTCCATAACCCCGGTCTTTGAATTTTTTACCATTTTTCCTACAGAAACAACACCGTTAGTTGGATTAATGTAGCCTCTTGCATTTTTTAAATTTGCAAGTCCTTCAGCCTGTTCCATTTCAAATACCTCAAGAAAAGCAGACTCATCTCCTTCCCATCTGTCCATTTTTGTTCTGTATTCATCTTGGTATTCTTTGGCAAGACTAAACATACCATTGGTGTTGTCGTTAATATTTTGTCTACCTATAGTATAGTCCTTCAGGCTTAGCTGTCCACTCTTTAATAAGGTGTCCTGCATTAATCTAAACTGTTGGGCATCGTTTGCGTAGGTTAACGCAAAAGTATTTCCCGCATCATAATCTCCGGTAGGTGCATTAGACAAGACCTCTCCAAATTCTCTTGAAGCTTGGTCGATTGCATCCTTCTTAGCAATCCTTGTTTCAGCTTCATTCTTGAGCATATCGGACATACTCTTCCCTATTTCAGCCCAATTTATTTGACTGTCTGCCGACCTTTCTTGATACTTATAATACGTCATTTTTTACTAATTAGTTATGGTGTCGTTATACCTGCTTTCTTTTTTTCTTCAAGATACTTTTTGTATTCCTCTAAATCAAAAGGGTTCTGATATGCGTTGGTGTAGTATGGATTGTTAAATAACTGACCTTGATTCTCTTTACCAACGGCTCTTTTAAATTGACGAAAATCTCTGTTACTCATAGTATTGAAATCCATAGACCCTATGTCTTTACCAAAATATTCTTGCTGACCTCTATTAAATAACTTTGACTCTCCCTGTCTAACTTTCATTCCCTCATATGGGTTTGTGCTAAAACTCTCTCCAACCTTTGAGGCGAGACCTGCATCCACATCAGCTTTTGTAGCTACCTTTGTTGATGATTGAGCACCTGCCATTGCATTCTTTTGGGCTCCCGTTTGTTGTGAATACAAAGGAACTAAAGACATTCCTTGCTGTGCCATATTAGCCACTCCTTGAAAAGCTTGTTGCTCTGCCCTTGCTGCAAATTCATCGGATGCGGCTGCTGCCAACTGTGCACCCTCTATCTCGCCTAATTCCATCTGAAATTTTAAGTCCATTAAACGACCTTGCTCTATTGCAGATTTTTCCTCTAACTCATCAAGTTTCATAGATTGGTCTGCTCTTATACCTGCCTGCCCCTTGTTCATTGCTAACTGAACCCTACCTGCCGCACCTGCTGCACTCCTTGGGTCGTAATCAAACTGAGATAAAGCAGTTGCACCCTGAGTTATCAACGCCTCTCTTTCCAATTCGTAAGGCTCTTTACTTATAGAAAGTTCATCCATTACGTTAACATCAAACCTTTGGGCTGCTTTTACTGCCATTTCAGCAGCTTTCCTATTGGCTTCATCTGATTTTCTTTTTTCGTTTGCCGCCTGTGCAAAAGACATTCCGGTTGTGGTAGCGGTTATAGCCAATCCGGATATTCCTAATATTAATCCTGACATAATTGTAATTGTTTTTCTATTGTACTGCTTGGCAGTGTTTTGTAATCTTCTGTATAAACATCTGCCTCTGCCTCTTCAAAGGTTTTAGCGTCAGTCTTATATACACAACACCACTGAGTGTCTTCGTGTATATAAAGAACTCTTTGAGTTCCAATCTGTGTAAATATTATATGCGGTCCCTCTGCAGTTATCAACTCACCGTCATCAGCTAAATATGACACCTTGCCTTTTAATAAAAAAGAGGGGTGCTGCTGCTTGTGTATCATTGAAATTACTATATGACCCTTAGGCATAAATAACTCTCTTGTATATAGTCCACCTTCTAAAGTTTGTTTTAATGGATAGGTCTCTTTTAATTCTTCACTTTGTGGTGTACCACATTTATGCTCTATCGCTTCATCATATTGACCTAATGCATTTTTAAATGCATCTATCCTATCCCATAACATCCCTCGATGATGGTTTACGTAATTTAAAATACCCTCAGGGTTATTTTGTTGAACTACTTCCACATCATGCATATATAAATTTTATTTATTTACAAAGATATTAAATTTAAGGGAAACTTTTCATTACCTCTGACTCTACTGCAAATAATTCAGATGCACTTTGAGATTTTCCTATTGGTAATTCTAAAACAAACTCACAGTAATGACCTAATACTCCGTGTGATTCTGCTATTGGGTTCTTAATATATAAGAAATAAGCATCCTGAATTGGTATAGGATTAGTAGCTCCCGGCACTGCAGTTGAATCAATCACAATCTGATTAATGCCATTCACTTTATCTACATTTATCTGTGTAATGACACCCGCAAAAATAGGTGTGGTATAAGGAGGTAGTGCATAATACAAATAATCACCCACACTTACTATGCTTCCTATATTTACTGACAAAGCAAAGTCTACTTCATATGCGGCTGCTACACCACCAACAGCAGAACTTCTTGAGATACCATTTAATGAACGTAGCTCAAACTCTGATTCATTAGTATTAGCACCTGTTGGTCCGTCATTTCTAACAAAAGAAAACCAAGCAGCCTCTTTCTTTTCAAACCAATCATCGTCAATATACCCTGTGTTTTGAATATCTGTGGTTAGATATGCCTCCCAAGAATCATCAGACTCAAGATTAATTGTTTTAAATATTTTATTTACTAAGGGCTCTTGATTAAATACACTTGTAATTTTAGCAGGATAGTTTTCACCATAAAACTGACAGTGGTTATTGTTGGTATTATGCCTATATAGGTTGCCTTCTTTAAATGTATAAAAAAACTGATTCATCCCAATCATCCAATCAGGGAAAAAAGAATAGAATGAAGGAAATCCTTGTGACCCTTCGCTATGAGTTAATGTATAATTTACTGCCATAATTATTTTTTATTTAAGTACAAAGTGTTTTGGATGTTATTACGCCATTGCTATCTACAGCAATTTCGTAACGACTACCATCGCCACTTAGTATAGCGTAGTCTCCCGCAGGAACTCTTGTATTACCAATATTGTCTTGAACAAAGAACTCATTCACCTCAGGATACCCAAGTTGCCCACCACGATTAGGTATATTGTAATATGTATTTATTAAAGGCTCTGTCAAGCAGGCTCCCGGTGAAGCGTTAGATGTTGGCACCCCAACAAGTTCTACAGGACAATTTATCTCTAAATTAAATGCCGTACCACTACAAACACCTGTCATTTCAATAAGTACCTCCTCAGGTGTGATGTTGTTTTTAGGTATATATATTGTACAATACCCCGGATTACTTGTAGTTAATTGAACATCTCCTGTTCCGGGAGTATTTGCTCCTGTAACAGTACCTGCTGTTCCAACCAAATCAAAAGTAGTTCCATTAAAAACATATTGATTTAATCCTGAATATCCACCACTTGCTAGCTGTGCTCCAATTCCACAATCGTTTGATGAATTACCAACAAAAGTATAGTTGTTAGGGCTTGCCTCACTTGCAAGGTACCCCTCAGTTGGACTTGTTAGTTCATTGTAGGTTACGGTATTGTATTTTACTCGTATTCCATCAGGTATTCCAAATGGCTCAAAATACATTATAGTACAACCAATATCAGCACCTGCATTAAACGTTAATTCATAAGTACCTTGATTTCCGGTTGTATTAATACCACTACCACAAGGCAATACGCATTCAGGACAAATTTGGGCAAGTCCTAATAGACCTCCTATTTGTTCTCTTACCGTTGATTCGTCTGAATAGTATCCATCTGTTGCGGGAATAGTCATCTCTACATCTGTAAATACAGCCGTTGCACCTGCTAATGTTGGTGCGTCTATATAATAACTTCCTAACGTGCAATCACAACAAGCAGAAAATAAACTTGTTGCATCAAAACATAAATCTACAGATGTAGGTCGTCTGTAATCATATATTAAATACAAATACTGTTCATTAGTATTAGGCATCGAGAATGCTGCCTCGTAAGTATTTGGACCTCCTGTGATTGGTGTTGCGTTATTAGACGCAGCCAATAAAGATAACATATCGGGCGTTGTGTTTGTATATAAAGTGTTAGACCTTAAATACTTCAACTCATCTACTGAAGAGTCAAACACATAGTCATCAATAGGGGATATTTTATTGCTGATAATTGATACGGTAGCAGAGTCTGCCGGAATAAATCCTGCACCTTGAGGTCCCGATATCATACTGTATTGAGATACCAAAGGAACAGATGTCCCTGACACTAACTCTACTTGCTCAGAATGCAATGGAGACGTAAATGCTCCATCAACCCACCTGTACTCGTTATGTATGTATTCTCCTGCGTCATTATCTAAAGAGTAACATACCTGAACAATGGTTATCTCTTGTGCGTCAGGACAATTTACTGTTATCTCTATAACACAACTTCCTGTAGCTTCCACAACTATATCTACTGAGTCTTCAGATACCTTGTCTTTATCTACAAGTAAAGGAGAGCCTGTGTTGTTATTTACAAACCCTGTAGTAACTGTAGTACTATCGTAAGTTGCATCAATCTTTACAGTGTCTGATATACTGATTATATTGTAGTCTATATTAACCTCACCAACAAGAGAGCCAACGTCAACGCAAAATGTAATAGGGTCTTCGCTTGGGTCTAGTGTAAGTGTTCGGGTAATACCACACTCTATGCATTTTGTGGTTTGTGGTATAAATTGATTATTAGAGCTTAACACGTATTCATTCATATACGGGTCAAACCCTCCAAGTTTTTGTGTGTTAAACGAATTAATAAACAAGTCCCTAAACCAAGACCGCATCCCTTGTTCAGATATTACAGTAAGAGATTCATTTGCTGCAGAAGAACCTTTCAATTGAATAACTGCACCACGTTTTGCGTCAGTGAAATATTTATTCATACCCCACTTAGTGTAGCTCTCAGGGTTTTGACTTATACCAAACTCTTCAATACGAGCTACTTGCTGACCTAATACTTCAGGCACAGAGGTAACCACACCCCCACCTACCGCATCGGTAAGTATATTCTTACCTACTGTAACGTAAGATATTTTATCTTCTTGTAATGTAAGTATATCTGTCTCTCTCCCATCTATGATATATATAGGACCATATGAATCCTCAAGAGTTTTGTAGTTTAACAACCCAAGATTAAATTCATTTAACTTATTTAGATTAGTGTCATCAGTATAAACTCCACTATAGGTTATATCTGCAAATCTTCTAACCTCTTTGTATTCTTCAGCAATTGTAGTAAACACACGGTTTCCTAATAACAATTCTTTACCGTCAATAGAGTCTCTAATTTGATAGCTCTCTACACCGTTTCCGAAAGAATAGCAATTAAAAAATGACGTATTTATTATAGCAGAATCTATTGATGTTTGGTTTCGTATATTTCCTCCGTGTGCACCTTCAGGTAAAAAGTTTATACCAATCACAGCTCCTGTCGGAGAGACAGGTGGGGTAGATGGGCTTACGACCATACTTCCACAAAGCCCTAACACACCTGTTGTAGTTGTTCCCGGTTCTACTATAATAGATGCCGGCAAACCATTCAAGTCTGTATAATCAAATTGTATAGCAGAAGGTTCCGATGGAATAACTGTAGCAGTAAACTGACATTTATCATTACCTTGGATGACAGGAAATGTCTGAGAAGATTCATACCATATGTCAGGTGATGCGTCAGAAGGTTTTGTTTCAAATACACATAAAGAATTAGAACGAAGAACTTCTATTTTAACTGACAACTTTGCTTCCTTCTTTTTACCTTTATATCCCGTAAGACCAACCACATTGAGCCATCTTGCTTGGGATGTTACGTCTGCAAAAAAGAATTGAAAATACAAATCTAAATCACAAGGGAACATACTCTGTGTTGCTATAGAAGAACCTGTAACAGATTCAAGTAATTGTGGAGTAATATAAGTAGCGGTAGGTGGAGACTCTCCGCAATCTGCTTCAGAAACGACTGACGTACCATTTAGTATACTCTGAACATTATCGTTGGTCCACCAATCTTCAAAGTTTGCATAGTCTTGTGATGCTATAAGCGTAGTGTCTAGCAAGTAAAACCTTCTCTCTATATTAGATAATGTACAAGACTTACCTTTTCTTAAGTTCTCTACCCTAATGTTAATTCTACTTCCCGCAGGAATTGTATAATCAATCTGTGATGGGTTTGTAGGAGATGCAGGTAACGATGAATCAAAATCAGGATTAGATATTGTTACCGGGTACCTCACTAAACTACAATCTCCGCTTGTGTCTGTAGAGCTTAACTCTCCAAAAGTAACAACAGGGTTGTCTCCTATTTCAGTAGCAAAGTTATTTGCTCTCATCTTAGCGTACACCCCGCCCGGAACTTTAATTTCATTCCCATTATCATCCTTAGGTGCAGGGTCTAAAAAGTCAGGTAACTGAGATTTTTTCTCTAATATAGACGTCCTAACACATTTACTTAATGCCCCTTCAGTATCGCTTTTAACTGTTAACAAATCACCCTCTTCTGCCTTGCGTGAGTTCTGTCCCTCAAGTAAGAAATAATCAGCACCCGTCACAGGGTCTCTAAAAAATAACTGAGAATAAATGTTAAAATATTTTTCTTTATCTGCCTTTATACAAAACTTATAGTTTGTCGCCCACGATGGAGCTTTTTGCGTAATAGGTATATCTACTTGTATTCTGTTGGCTAAATCAGCAGCAGAGCAAGGAACCTCTAATGAGTTCTGTCTACTAACTAAAGCAGTAGTTGCCCTATTAAAATCATCCATATAAATTATACCTATCTCATAGCTCCTGTCGCTATGTAAACTTTTGGGGTTACCTATCTCTGAAAAGGTTGCTTCGCAAAAAGTTATTTCATAGTATTCATATACGGTTTGTGTAATAGCAACTCCTGTTGGGTCATCAACATATGACATTGCAGGGAGTTGAAAACTTATGTCCGGAGAAGTTGGAGATGTTATAATCTCTATTGGCTGATTGACTGTATCAATACCACTCTCATATTTAAATAAAGTATCTAATGTGTTTAGTACAGAGCAATTAAAAAAATCAGTCAAGGTAGTCCCAAGACCACAGTTTGCAACTGTTTGAATATTTGCCGTAGTACCAATCTTGTCTACAAAGTCTGTGCTTGTAGCTAACTCATATGCACTTCCAAAATCCTGTGGTAATATGTAAGCAAAATTTATTTCGGTGTCCGGAGTTGTTTGTGTTGGGAAAGGTAGGTCACCTGTAAAAGGGCTCTGATGCTCAAACCTAAGTTGGAACTCTATTATACTTCCTGCCTTTAAAGCAAGGGAATCAACATTTTGTAATGTTAAAACAGAAGCAGGATATGTCTGTGGAGTATCAATATTGTAATCTCCACTTACAAATACAGTTGATACGTCTTCTAATCCTACCTCTTCACTAAAAAGTTCTACAGTGTATTCAAGCTTAGTAGGGAAGCCTTGTGCATCAACTAGGTCATACTGCTCTAAATAGTTGCCATACATTAATCTATTTCCCATTAAGGTCTGTGCCTTTGCTAGTCTTGGCACATTATCATATAACCTTAGTATCTCACTTTCAGGTAGCACTGAAAAAATCTTACTACTACTAAAACTAAATAAATAATTAGTGTTATCTACAAGTCCTAGTTTTTCTTTATCAAGCTTTTCAATTATACGAATGTTACCTGTCTGCATATCCTTCCATAAAAGGTCTATGCCTACAACTAATTCTCCACCGCTATTATATGTAAGTTGTGCTAAATTTGTTTGATTTAGCATACCATTATTTAAACTTGTTGCAAAGTCGTAGTTAAAAGGCTTTGGTATAAAAGCGGGGTCTGTAAACTGAGACGTAGCTGAATACTCGTTGTCTTCATATTTCCACCTATAAGCGAAGCAGACAAATCTGTCTTCTAAAAAATTATCTTCTGAAGTTGTAGGCAATGTCTGTAGACCTATTGTTTCTGCAGGTGGTCTTTTTATAACAAGCAATGACTCGGCAGACACACCATCCACCCCCCCTGAAGGATTAGGATAGTTTCTATTTATATTTATAAATCTTGGAGGGTTATAATCATCGGTAAAAAATAATAAGTCATCAATCAATGACACCCCTGTGATTACATAAGTAGAATTAAAATTTAATGTTGTATTTAAATTACTACCATCGTCTACACTTATGACGTGATAAGTTAATAAATTATTTTGGGTATCAAACGATACTATTAAATCAAGCTTACCTGTAAGGGAGCCACCGGTCCAAGAAGGGTCGGTTATAAACCAATATATAGTTTCGTTAGCACCATCCTCTAAGGCTCCAATACAACGAGCATCAGGACTTAGTCCTTCGCCATCATACTGTATGTTTGTTATCTGTGTATTTCCCTTTGTAGTTTCCACTGAGCCTACCTCAGAAGCCTCTGTTGAACCTAACCTTACGTTTAATGCATCTACATACTGCCCATTAGGAACAAGTCTCTCATCAAGACTCTTGTTCATTTTTCCTAAAACAAAATTTCTTTGTGTATTTGCCATATTACTTTAGCCACTTATCTTTACCCCTCATATTCATTAATAGTCTACCGGGATGTATATTGCTTATTCTAATCTTTGCGTTTCTTAACAATGCACTTTTACGCTTTCGTGTTCTTGTTACTATGTATTCCTGAACTCCTAATTTAGAATTTAATATAGCGTGTTCAATGTGTGCGTACACATATTCCTCAAATAGTTTATTTACTGTAACGTCTACATCGTTTCCGTTTTCCATTCCATCTGAAACGTACTCAAGAATACAGGTTTGATTAGACATATCAGAACTAAAGTTAATTACCCCTGACTTTTTATCTACTCTAAATGTTGGATTTGCATTTGCTGTCTCTGTGTTTAACCCAAACCTAGCACCTATCTGATAATCAAAATACCATATCCCATCACAACAGTACCCCTCATATCCATGGAAGGGGTTGTTTGGATTTAGGTATATAGACTTCTTACTACTTGTTATTCTATCATAGTCAATATTTGAGAACTGAGGACTTAGGGCATTACCATCTGAATCAAATAATATTCTTGCATTGTTGTCTTGAAGATAAGCACTGCTCCAATTGGTTTGAATGTTTTCAGTTAAAGGGTACAATAGACCATTTTTATAAACAGATATCCTAACCCAATTAACGTAATCTGATGGCAGTACATATCTTAATGTATTACCTACGTCAAGTTCTAAAATTTTTATTTCTTTAAACGCATCATAGTTTAATTCTTGTATAGCTCTTTTTGCGTGAAACAATACCTTAAACCTTTCCTCATTATTTATAAGGCTATGGTTCCCGGCATACATCAACATAAAGTTATTTACTATATCATATAATGACACATACTGATATGACCCCCAATTTGCATCTTCAGGTGCGGCACCTCCGTTTTCGTAATATTGATACTGTGATATATAAGCCATATTTTATTATTTTTCTTGTTGGTCCTCAAAATTTTCTAACCCTTGTCCAAACTGAACAGCTTGTAGCTCTCTTATAGACATACCTGCATACTGCAATATCTTTAATACCAACGTTGGTTCATCCGATATAGATAACTCAAAGTCTTGAAAGTCCGGTTGCGATTGGTCAAACGATGGCTCTCCACCAATTAGATTTATGTATGTCCACTTAGGGTCTTTGGGATATCTAATGTACTGACACTGAACTGCACCTATAGTATTTACACTTACAGGAAACAAAGATAATGTCGGTTCTTCTTGCGTGTAAGCAGGAAACATTGTAGATGGTGCTGTAAGCAATGAGTTGTTAAGCATAGTTATTTTACTATGTGTAACCTTCTCAGCTTCGTTAACCACACTGTCATCATAGATTACATATTGATTTCCTGTAGCAAGAAAGATATTAGCATCTAGTGTAAGTATTGATGATGAGTTTACGTTAGTAACAATTGCAGTTGTGTTAGTTGTAATGTTACCTACAACATCTCCTACCTGAACACCTGAAGCAATAAAGTCACCTGTGGTATTACGTAGTTCGTTAACAACAACAGTGTCGTTTGTTCCGCTAGCCAATAGCCTTGTATATACAAGGACTTTATTAAGTAAGTAATAGTCATCACTAGTTGTTGTTTGACTAGGTGTAAAAAATTTATTGTTGTTATTGTGCGATAAAAAATTGGTTTCTGAAAAAATATTAATTACCTCCCCATATCCTTTTGTAATATCAGCATATCCTGTGCCTGACTGACGGGCATTCTCTTTGTTCAGTTGATAGTTATACTGATAAAAATAATCCTCGAATATATCCAACTGAGCTTGCTTAGCAAATAAGTTAAAATCAGAAGGAGAAATATATCCGTAATTATTTTTGTTCAGTATAGACAATACTGTGTTTCTAACCGAATTTATCATCTGTAATACTTTTCACAAAGATAGCAAAAAAAAAGAGTCCGATTAAAAACCGGACTCCTTGTTAATATATGCAACCGCTATTAAAGTTGTTTCTCTAAAAACTCTAATACACTTACTCCTTCGTCTGTTTTAAACCAATCAGATAAATATTCAATTGGGTCTACACCAAACGGAATGGTAGTCATTCTTTTTTTATTACCCTGAAGATTAAAGTAAACATCTCTTTGTTTATTTCTAAAGGCTAATATTTTGTTATCAAAAAACTGCTGTATAGTAGACTGAAGTTTTAAAGATGGGTCTGAAAGTGCCCGTAAGAAAATCTCAGGACTATTTTTAGCAAACACCAATACATCTCTTTTTAGTTCTGCTGTGCTTACCTTAGACACATCTGTTGAGAATAAAACTCTACTTACATTCTCAAGTTGTTCTATACTTAGTTGCTTTGCTTCTATTAAAGCGTCCACCTCAACATTAAGTCTTTCAATTTCTTTTGTGGCATCTTGACTAAAGTCTACCTCTATGAATTTCTTTCCGTTAAGTGGGTGGTAGTGTAAGAACTCCTGTAGCACAGGATTGTTCTTAGGAACACGCAACATACCATCTTCAAATATGATGGGTTCAACAATTACTGTTCCGTCTTGTTCATCTTCAAAACAACTCTTTTGATTTCTTGAGTATCTTAATGCTCTGTTGTAACCTTTCTCTTCATCAAAGTAAAGCAAAGGGCTTCGAGCATGGTTTCTTGAAGGGATAATGCACGACAATGGTGCTCTGTTTCTTGTGAGTTTATAAACTCTATCTTTTAATTCTAATTTCATTTTAATTTAATTTTATCTTTTAAAAAAAGGTAAGGGTGTCCTGTAGGACACCCCACCCTTATTACTTATTAGTCTTCGAACAATACGAAGTTGTTTGCACCCATAGTACAAATACATCTCTCAGATAAGTAGTTAACTTGCATAGCATCTAAATCAGATGTTGCTGCACCACCTGCTGAACCTGTAATCCACGTTTTGTAACGTCTATCTTCAGTTTCTGAAGCTCGGTAACGTACGTGTAAGAAAGGTCGCTTAGCATTCTTTCCAAGAACTTGGTCATATACAGTAGTAGAACCTGCAGGAACCATAAGACCATTGATAGCACCTGAACCACCAACACCAACAGCACCTCTTGTGAGTCCGCCACGCATAGTTGGGTCATTCAAATATTTCCAATCAGTCTTGTAGAAGTCATACCCTCTACGGAATCCTGAGAATCCTAAGTTAAGAGCCATTTCCTCATCGTTGTCAAATAGTCCGTAAGACGTACCACCTGCACCATAAGAATTTTGAGCTGCTAACATATCATCAATTGCGAATCCAAATGCTCTGTCAAGGAAAAGTACGTTCTCCTCGATAGCTCCTTGAGAATCTAATCGTCCAATAATGGTATCAAAATCTGCAAGTGCATTAGGAACGCCACCTGTCCAAAGATTACCTCTCTCAGATACTGAGTAGAATACACCCTCAGAACCTTTAAAACCTAATTGCTGAGCATTGCTCTGACCAACAATAGGAGTTGTAGGTGCTACTGCAGGAACTGCTTCAACCATAGATGTCTCTAGATAATCATCAAAACGCAAACGAGTTTCGTGCTCTGATTTCATATACCATAGATATCCTGTTGCTCCGTTTTCTGTAGTTACTTCTACCCATCCAATTTGAGCCATATCAGAACCTGATACCTCATACTTATCTTTTAAGATAATAGGAGAGTTCTCAAATATGTAGTCATCAGACTCAAGAGAACCATCCATTCCTGTTGTTCCTTTCTTAAATTCAGAACCGTAGATAAATACAGTAACGTCAGAATTTCCAACACCTGTACCTGAGGTTACAAGACCACCTGCTTCATAAAAAGCAACTGTGAATTGAATTGGAGATGCAGTTAAATCAACACTAGATACGATACCTTTGTTCTCTCCTGAACCATCGTTCTGTGCAATAACAACAGTTTGTCCTTCTCTTATGGCAATACCGCCTGTAGCTGAGAAAGGAACCTGTCCTGTGGTAGTAACACCTGTAGGAGCAGCCGGGTCATTAACCTGAAAAATTGCTTCACTTGCGTTAGCTGTAGCTGCAGTACCTACCTGTGAATATTTCACGTGTAGTCTACCTTGCTCCGCCCACTTTACTAAATCTGAATTAGAAGGAAGCTCTGCTCCTACCATTCTTAAGAATGAACTAATTGTTCTGTTACCATAACGCTCAAACTCTTTCTCATAAGTATCAGGAAGATACTGATTCAAAAAGTCAAAGTTAGTTATGTAGTTTGTTGACCGTGGCACTTGCTGTGCTGACGGTTGAAGGTCAAAACCGGACCCTGAAAAATTACCTGACATTTTTTTTAATTTTTAAAATTGTTTTACTTTTTTTTACTTTTAATTTTTAAGCCTCTACTACTTGGTGTAGATACAGACTTAATTTGCATTCCATCCTTTGTACGTGATACTTGAGGTGTTTTACGTTCTGTCATATCGACATTTTTCATCTTACGTGTAACATCCTCAGTTGCATCTGATTTACCCTGCTCATAAAAGAACGAAGCAAACCTTTCCGGATTCATTGCTACAGCTAACGCCCTGTGATAACCTTGTGCGTCCTCAAGAATACCTGTTTCTTTGTCTACATATTTATTGACAAAGTTACTCGCATCTAAATGCGACTTCTTGACTTGCTCTCCATCACCACCCGGATTAAATGTTACGGTAGTATCTCCAATTTTGAAATCAAAACCTTTGAAATCTTTGTTAAATACTTCATCGGTTTTTTTTAAAAACCAATTTCTCCTTTTAACTCCTTCCTCTTGGTTGTTTTTAGCTTCCGCTAAATATTGCTTATACTCTTCAAGTTCTTTTTCTTGCTCTTGAGATGTACCAACCGTGCTTGACTCAAGGGGTTGTTTGTACATTTCTTTCTGCTCGGTAAAAAACTTTCGTGCTTTAGCAACAGCTTTTTTCTTTATCAACTTTGTTTTCTTTATATCTTTTTCGTCATCAAGCTCTTCGTCATAGCTGTAATCGTCCATAAGGACTTCCACATCTTCTGAATCAGTAGCCTCTCCCGAAGCAATAAGATACTCAGATAAAAGTTGGTCATCTTCCATAGAAGAAAAATCTCTGCTTAGTTTTACGTAATCTTCGATTCCTCTGCCTGTGGTTTTTTTATAATCAAAGTAAGCCTTAACATCTTCAGGCAACTCTTCGTTTGATTCTTTTTCTTCAAAGAGTTGGTCTACAGATGTAAACTCCTTTTCATATCTATTCTTAATAAATGAAAGAACATCTTCTTCATTTAACTGTGAAGATTCAGCGGGCTCTGTTTCTGTAGTTGTATCTTCAACCTCTACTGTTGCAGAATCCTCAGTTTCATTTTGTTGCTGCTCGTGCTTTTCGAGCAACTCTTCTTCAATTTGCTGAGTAGATTTTTCTTCAACCGACTCAACTGCTTTTACTTTTATTTCCATTTAATTAAATTTTTACAAAGTTAATAATAAAATTTTTCTAATTTTATTTACTATCTTGGAGAGAACTCCGCTAAATCAAAACCATCTAAACTATCCTCGTTAGATTCAAATATCTGAGGAGGTAAATTATTTTTACGTTGATTTATTAATTTAGATTGCTGCGTATTCTGTTGGTCAATACGTGCAGCCTTAGCACCTTCTCTTTGAGATTCTCTTTGTTGCAATGCATTTTCAGAAACATCTCTAAGCTGCTGATTGTAATTAAACTCTTCAGCCATTAATTGAGATTTTAATCTTGCCTCATTATTCATCTTCTCTATTTCAAATGCAATCTCTGCCTGTTTTAACTGCATCTTACCTTGCAACTCGGCTTGTTGTTTTTGAACTGCTAACTGAGCAGCTATTTGTTGAGACTTAAGGTTTTGCTGATTAGTCATTGCCTGCTTCTGCATTACCATTTTTTCTTCCGCTTCTTGTTTTTGTTTACGTTTCAGCTTAAGTAATTGGTTGGCAAGCTTAATGTTTCTTAGTTCCCTAATATCAATAGCATCCTCTAAGTTTATATCTTGCTTAGATAAAGCCATTTGAATATTCTGCTCAAGCATTGCTTTCTCTTCTTCATCAGGAGCCACTTCTAAAAATATGCCAAAGTCATAGATATATAAATCTGAAATATCTCCTAGAATGCTTACGTTATATTTACCAATCTTATTAGCAAAGTCATCTTTAAAGTCTGCGTATTCTAATATATCTGCCACCCTATATGTTAAGGCTTCAGATATACTTTTAAATATAAACAAGCTGCCATCAAGTATATGACGGGTTGCTACATTAGAATTTAATGCTGCAAGTTTTTGTAACCCAACTAATGAATCAGGGTCAGGCATACTGCCATCTCTTGCTTCGTTTAATCCCGTAACAGTCCTAATCATATTAAGATAGTAATTATAATTACTAATCAACATTTGAGTCTTAGACGCACCTGAGTTAGATGTTAACTGCTGTATAGGTACTCTTGCGTTATTATAATCTCCATCTTGAGTATAAGACCTACCAATAACGGAACCTGTTTGAAAGTAAAGCCTTAATGCATCTTCAGGATTGTAAGCATTACCTGTACCTAAATCAACTTCATTTAACCCATCCGCATCTATATACACACCATCAGGTACTACACGTGAAATAACTTGTTGTAGCTTTAAGTGAGTCATCTGAATTAAATCAGCAAAAGGTATCATTCTTCTTACCAATGACTCAATAACACCTTTATACATTCTCGGTGCTACAGCAACATAGTTAGGTAAAGCGTGTTGACTTGTAGATTTAGGTCTAACCATATTCTTAGCAAGCTCCCACTTTAATATAATGTTAGTACCCATAACCATTACGCCATCGTACCATACATCAATTGTTTTTTCAAACATCTCAAAGTTTCCTTCTTCCATTACCTCAGCAGGTGGATTAAATTGGTCATCTTTTTCGATAACTTTATTACCTCCTGTAGCCATTACCTTTTTCTTATAGACTATTTTTTGTGTGGTCTTATAGTTAAAATATAATAATGTTACTGTGTCTTTGTAAAAAATATCATTATTATAGTATTGAGACACATTGTAGTGGTCGTACCAAGACTGACTGTATTTAGATATCTCATCTAAATCCTCATTAGTTAAAGAGGGGTCTATCTTTTTGCAATCAATAATAGGCATAGTCTTTACTTCACCCCAATAAAAACAATCTTTAAAGTGTGGGTCTTCTGTATAGCTGTACACAACATTAGCAGGGTCAACATAAGATACCTTTACTCCTGAACCTTTTAAAAACTCGTGCTTAGCTACTCCTATTCCTAGTACAGCTAAGTCGTAATCAAACTGCTTACGTAAATCTAAATAATGGTTCTCCTCAAGTATAGTATTGATGGCTTCTTCTTCAGCAATCTCAATAGCAGGTTTGTAGTTTAGTTGCATATATAAAGACAACTCTTCGTCTGTAGCAGGTAGCTCATCTGCGGGAACAACAAATGGGTCTACACCTGTTTTATTTTGTATTATTTGCAACGTGTCTTTAGCTGCCATTTGTCCTTCTATCATGTCCTGATACTTAGAACGCTTAGCCTGAGACATAGCATCTTGTGCATATGCTGAAATCTTGAATAGTCTATCTGCCATTCCATTAACAACAATATCAACAAACTTAGGAATAATAGGTACAGGTGTCCAATCTAAGTTTAAATAACTTAAATCACCATCGACTGCTAGTTCATTTTTATATTTGCTTATAGATTGCTCGCCTCTTGCGTACAATCTTAATCTATGAAACTCTCTCCATTGAGAGTAAAATCTACAACCATTTCCATCTTTTTTAAACCACTCGTATTGAATGGCTTGTCCAATCTGAAGTCCGTATTCGACTGTTGCTTTATCAGCATCAGGTGCAAACTGACTAGGAAACCCTGCAGATGAAATGTTTAGTTTTACATCTTTCATCTAATTATTTGACTTATGTTACCGGTATTTGTGTACTTTGCAAAGTTAATCATTATTCTTGATTCTTTTTTTCCGGGCTGATATAGGTGTTTTTGACACGCCATAATTGCAAGTCCCGAACTAATAGACGCATCATATTTTGTTCTGTTGCTTATATCAAACTTAGCCCAATCCTCAAGAGTTCTGTTGAAGGGCATTGTGTTCATGTCTCCCTCTTCACCTTTTAATCCAACGTGTTTTTCAATATAAGACTCAATAGCTGCTGCGTGTGCTTGCTTAACATCCTCACTACTATTGGGTATGCCTCCAAGTTCACGTTCTGTCTTAGATAGTTTTGTAAATACTTTGTCAGGTCTATTCATACAGAATCCTCTGTATCCCCTGTTTTTAAAATGATACAATAACCTTGGTTTATTATTCTCTATAAGTATTGGCATACCATAAAACACACAAGCCATAAGGACATCCTCAAAGAATATCTCTGCTGTTTGTGGTCGTGCTATGTATTCTAAAAAAAATTCGTTACTTGGTGCTTCTTCCATACTAAACTTTGTTAGTCCGTGTAACGCACCATTAGAGCCAACTCCTCCAACAGTCCCTGATATATCATATGAGTCACATCCGAATGCTCCTATATGTTCATTGCCGGGATGCTTTACACCTTTCTTTGATATTGTATTGTTCTGTAGGTTTTTGTTTGGAACCCAAGATATAAAAAACCTTCCACGCTTATCAGGATTAAAAACAACTTGACTATCTTTAATTCCGTTTTTCCAACTAAACGAACCACGTGTTACATATTGGTCCGTAATCATTCCATCATTATAGTCTATCTGTTGGTATATCTTTGTTAGATTAAATAGAGACTGTTTACTCTCATCCCTAAAAGCGTGTGACTCTGTCCTTGGAAACTGTCTGTAATATTCATTCAGTGCATCAGGGTCGTTCTTTAATGAATCAACTTCGTTCTCCCAATACTCAATAGCTCCCATAGAAATCATTTCATTGTCAATACCTAACACCTCGACAGGTGGCGTTTCTAAAACAGGCATCCCGTATCTATCTATAAATCCTTCCATATTCCACTCCATTGGAATAAACAAAGAGTACATCCCACTTTTTGTCTGACCATTGGAGTTACGTTCAAATATATTTGAGTCATAATAAAGATGCTTGAAATTATCACCACCTTTAGATAAGGCATTTGATGTTGAACCCATCATACACTTACCTATAATCTTACTACCTAAACGTAAACACGTTTTAGTTACACGCCAATTGTTTAATATATTGTTAGGCTTTAACCATTTCCCACTCTCATCGTGCACTAGCAATAATAACTTCTCACCATCATAGCTGTTGTCGTCTGTGTTCTTCCAATCTATTGTTGTATCTAATCCCTGTATTTCATCCTCATCAGAGTCATACATATTCTTTTTTGTAATCTTAGATGCGGGCACACGATAGGCAAGCTCTGTCTTCGGCTTATCCATACCATCCATAATAGGTTTAAAAAAGAAAGGTAGCCTACTATTTATAGGTACAACCTTGTCTGTAAACATCTTCTTAGCATCCGAACCTGTCTTTGATAATATACCAACCCTAGCATCCTTTGCAAGCGTTCCTGTATTAACGCATTCGGATGATGACATAAATGAAAAACCTGAACGCCTAATCTTAAGGTATGTCATACCAAAACTTCTCTTATCAGCTTTACAAGCCTCCCAAAAAATATATAGTAACCTATTAGCCTCTCTGTAGTCAGGGTATCCAACATCTATATTAGTCCACTGCAGATACATATAGTGTGCACCTGTAATATAGGTAGGCACTCCACGATTCATAAACCAACACCCCTCTTCTCTATAGTCAAACTCTTGCTCTATATAATCAACCCACCTAGATTTAAATTCAGATGGCATTTCATTCCATTGGAATATAGATTGAATTTTAGACAGTTGCTTTGGTATATCTTGCCTTTCCCAATACTGTTGTTTTTTATCTGCGTGCCTTTGAATACATTCTTTAGGTACTTTAGGTAAAGCAATCTTTAAACCTGACACCTCAATGACATCACCTATCTCTCCTGTCTTTGATATTACAACTATGTCGTACTTGCTATTATATCCATAAATCCAAGACCTATTCCTGTTCTTATTTGATAGTACGCTTTTTGGTACTACGTTATTAAGCAACCTATATAGCTCGTTATTTTGACCTTCTTTCAGCAAATCCCTGTTTAGTATCTATCTTATTATTAGGTAAAGTCTCTTCTAAAGATTCTTTTTCTTCTTCAATTCTTTTAAGTATTTCAAATGCATCGAATATAGCTAGCTTCTTTGTAGCTGCAGCATTCTTTAACCTATCGGCAGCAAGGTCATCTTCCGGGTCGGGCTTTATTATTTTTTCTTTTGCAACTTTAATAAGCTGTTCCACTGCTTGATGACCCGCCTCTATTATCTTTAACTTAATCTCTTTATTGCTCATACGACTAAAGTTATTGAGTGGTCATACATCCTGTAAATAGTTTCACCATCTACATTAAATTTATATTCTTGATTTGGTTTATAACAAACAGTATCACCTGCCTCTACACCTTTATTTTTCAGTCCTTCATTTATAATTACCATCTCTCCCATCAGTGGCTCTTTTGTAAAAGGTTTAAATATATAGCTATCGGTTACAGGAACAGGTTTTACAAAACAATATCTATCGTACCCGTGCCACTTGCCGTCTTTCTTATAAGCAAAGAATTGGTCAGGGTCTAAGAAAAAAATATTATCTTTCAAAAAACTTTTACCACTCTTACGCCTTCCTTTCATATCATTATAGAACTTGAAGACATTGTGATGGACTAATAGCGTGTCACCTTTTTTAATAGGTCCACAGTAATTCAAAGGGGTTTCAATAACAACAGCTTCTCTATTAGATGTAGACACATCCTCTTCCGATGTGCTAGTTATAAAGTCAATACCCCCTATGTTTTTGATGTTGTCGTATCTCCTTTTATTTTTAGGTTCTACAATAAATTGATAAATAGATTTCATTTTAAAAGTTTATATTGTACTCAATAGATATAGGCATTGTATTTGTGAACTCTTTCCACAAAACAACCTCACTATTTTTTTCAATATATATTTTTATGGAATCAGAATCCTCGTAATGCTTGATTAAATGAATAGTATAATTTGCACCCAATACTTGTTGACCAACAAGATAGTGCATAGCTCCCTCTTTATAATCAGGACCTATTGAAATTTTTCTAATGTCCATTTGTTTAAATTAAATTTTTAACAAAGATAATTAAAAAACAATCATTAAAAAAAAGGAGTCCATGTACCTTGTACTAGACTCCTTGTTTTGGCTTTTCGACTTACGTCTTTACAAATATATGATTAAATAATTATTTTTTAATAAACAACGCATATATTGCTAGCAGCTCCTGCAGAAGCAGGGGTCCTATACAATTGACCTACCTGTAAAAATCCTGCTAGAGCAGCTGTGTTATCAGCGAATACAGGTAGATTTACACTTACTACAGATAATAACTGAAGCAATGACTCTACTGTATAGTTTTTAGTTTTCTTTAAATCCTGCTCGTCAGTACCTATTAACATATCTGTTAGGTTAACCTGACCGGATATTGGGTATGTACTAATTAATGCCATATCTTAAGACCAAGGTAAAGGCTTAACAGCAGGAACTACAGGAGGATTGATTTTTTTATCAACCTGTGAAGCTAAAGATTTTTCTATAGACTTAACACCTACTTCACCTAATAATTGTTTAACCCATCCAACAACTTGTTCTTCTGTAAGGTCGGAATAAGCAACAAAACCTTCTTCTTCTTTTGGTTCAATTACAATAGAACTTACTGCTGATGCTTTATATTCTTTTCCATCAACCTCTTCTGTACAATCTACTTCATAAAATATAGATGTAACAAAATCTTTTTCATTTACTTCATCTATTGCCTGTAAACTTTTTATTTT